TCATCAAGCGGTCTCCAACTCATAAGCTGGCGACGCATTGCGCCAATAAGTACGTCGAGGCAATTGACCTCCGTACTAAGCCCCCGATTGGGTACGACGCCAACGAACCTGCTTTCAGGAAGGAAGGCGGGCCTCTCATTGCGCCTGGTGAAATGTTCGCCCTTCGGTCTGGTGGGGCTGTGGTCCCGATTGAGGTTGCTGACCCCTCCTGGGCCTTACAGGGGATGCAGTTCTTCAAGGCAGAGGTAGAGGAAGGGGTGGGCGTTGATGCTGTCAGAAAGGGCGCGACGGCCCCTGTAGAGCAGACGGCGTATGAAGTCTCGAAGATGGACCAGCGAAGCGAAATCCGCACCATTGATTTCGTGGCTACCTTGGAAGTCCAGGGCCTTAAGCCCTACCTCTACTTCCAGCACGAGTGGAACAAAAAGCGCCTGGGTCCGCATGGGTTCTACAACTCCCAGATGAACACCCCAGACTTCCTAACGATAGACAAGTCTGATTTGAACCAATGGGCCAAGGAATGCCGGTTCGATGTTGTCGGGTCTAAGGGCGTACTTGGAGAAGAGCGTCGTCGCCAGGGTTCCCTAGAGGTCACTGGATTCTTCGCCTCCACCCCTGGCTTTGCGGAACGGCTGAATCACGACGCCATCATGCAGGACGCTTACCGGGATGTCGGCGTTAAAGACCCCGAAAAGTACATGAAGTCTCAGGAAGGCGAAAACCCAGAGGCCGACCAAGTCCGACAAGAGGCCGAGCAGACCATTTCGGAACTACAAGCGGAACTCGAAAAGCTGTCTATTCAGGCCGCAAGCATCCCCCTGATGCAGCAGAAGCATGAAGGCGAAAAGGCCAAGCTGGTGGCGGAAAAGTCCGTCATGGCGGCCGAGAACAAGCTTCTGGAAGAACAGATTCAGATAACCACAAAGAAGAACCAAGCCGAGATGCAACTTCTAGCCCTCCGAGAACGAATCATCAACGAGATTCGCGGAGTCGCAGACAAGGCCCAGCAGGCCAAACTTCAGATGAAAGAGGAAGGCGCGAAGCAGGCTCAGGAAACCGCCAAGAGCGCCACTGAGAACGCCAAGGGTATTGCGGAACTCTTGGCCCAAGAGCGCGAATTGACCGCCGGAATGCTGGAATTCCTGAATCAGGAAAAGACCAACAGAGAGACCCGAGACGAAAAAATTCGGGCTTACCTCTCTGCTAACGGAACTCCTGAAGCGCAAGACCTGATGAATGGCCTATAAAGATTTTCTCATCCAACTGAACGGCGAAGAGTGGTTTAAGCGCTTCGCTGAAGATGTCCTGAAACCAAGTATCCCTGAGATACCGACGTACAACCCAAAGGCGGATAACACCGACCGATGGAAGTACGACTCGGCTATGAGGGAGGGGTTTCTTTTGTGCCTTAACTTGCTAGGAGTCAAAAATGACTGACCAAATTGACGAGTCGGTAACTCTGGAGTCCCTTGCGGCCCAGTTTGAAGCGCCGACACAGAGCCAACCTGTTCAAAGGGAAATGAGCCAAGAGCCGCCAAAGTTTGAGGCGCCTGAGCAGGCGATTGAATGGCTGGCAAAGCAGCACTCAGAAACCACGAAGCGACTGCAAGAAGTCAGCGATAAGCTGAGTACCAAAGAGCAGAAAGAGTATGTAGATGCTCAGATGCGAGATTTGGACGAGGCTATCAAGACGATTGGGAAGGATGTAGAGCTAGACCCGATGTTCATCGAGGGCGCTTTGCATACTACCTACAACCGTGACAAGAACTTTCAGAAGATTTTCGACAATCGGGCACAGAACCCGGAAGCCTATCAAAAGGCTTTGTCTGTCATATCCCAACAACTGAAAGCCAAGTCATCGGTGAAGGTAGACCCACAACTGGCGGAAAACAGTCGCGCTCTTGAACAACTCCAGAAGAGCGCCAGAACCGGCGTCCAGTCGAGTCAGGATGACGCAACGCGGAACATGTCTGCGGCGGAATTCGATGCGTACTGGGAGCGCCTTCGGTCTGGCTAAGGAAGCTAGATGTCTACGATTACTACTCTTGGGACGCACGTAACTGCTCCCGTTAACTTCGTTCTCATGCGCGGCCTTCTCTCCCAGGCCCGTAAGGTTCTCCCCTACTTCAACGGCACGATGCCCGGTACCTTGGAGCGCAATGGCGGCTCCATGTCGGTCAAGTGGCGTCGTTTCGATGACCTGGCCGTGGCAACCACGGCGCTCGGCGAGAAGTCCGGCACTTTCTCGTTCCTGAACGGCCGTACTGCCGCGACCCCGACGGTGACTGACCTCACCGTGGCGGTTGCCAAGTATGGCAACTACGTGATCGTGACTGAGGAACTCGACCTGTTCAACGTGAACAGCCGGGCAGCTCAGATCCTCGACGTTCTCGGCCGAAATGCCGGCGAGTCCCTGAACACCCTGATGGCGAAAGTCTTCGACGGCGCTGTCAATGTTCGTTACTCGTCTGCGGCGGCTAACGCGACTGCCATCACCACGGCGATGAACCTGAACAACATCAAGTATGTTGTAAATCAGCTTAATCGTCGTTCGGCGATGAAGTTCTTCTCGATGGGCACCGGCTCGACCAACATTGGCACCTCGCCGGTTCGTTCGAGCTACTTCGGCATCACTCATCCCGACGTGGAAGAGGATATCCGTGGTCTGTCGGGTTTCATTGGCGTTGAGCAGTACGGCGGTTACATCGGTGACGTGCAGGTGGGCGAATTCGGTGCCGTGGGTGGCGTCAGGTTCTGCTCGTCTGAGATTGCGCCGATTGCTACGGGTGTGGCGACCACTTCGGTGGCCGGCATGCGTGGCGCGACCGATGTCCTGAACGATGTCTACAAGACCTTTATCTACGGTCGTGAGGCTGTGGGTACTGTGGGTCTGGGTGAGAACCACACCGAGGAAATCTACCGGATGGGCGACCGTCCTCCGGCCATTGAACTCATCCGCAAGGGTGTTGGCTCCGCTGGTGCGGGCGACCCCTTCAACGAGATGGGCACTCTGGCTTGGAAGGCGTGGCACGCCGGCAAGATTTTGAACGATGCCTGGATCTGGGAAGTCGATACGCTCGCGTCCGACCTGACCTAATCCGTCACCTTGGGCGGCCCTTCGGGGCCGCTCTTCTTTGGAGGCTAAATGGAAACACGCAGAGGCCGACCGCCGAAGGTTGAACGCATACCAAAGGACGGCGATGCGTGGATTCAAATATCCATTAACTTCAAAGGACAGAATGTCACTAAAATACTAGAAATGCGGGATTACGCGGGAAGCGTTCCCGGCCCGCTCAAGAACGCGCAGTCAATCCTGGCTCGCATCGAAAATATCCTTCGGGACATATTTGGAGCACTCCGTGACGTTTCTTGAAGCGGTAAACAGAATCCTCAGGATTGAGGGAATCATTCAAGGCGATGACGACGATCAAACGTCGTTCTCGCAAACCCAGCACGCGGCATCGATGTCGCTTGCCCAGATTGCAGTGCAATCGCAGATTGCCGACTTGGTCGCCGGAGACATCCTCCCCTATGAGCGAACCTCGGGGACCCTCACGACCACCGCTCTCACCCGTACGTACACTCTTGCGTCAGATTTCCAGACCCTTGAAGAAATGTTCTTCGAGGAATTGGAAGACGACAACGAAGCCTCAGGTACTCGGGTTGTTCATTACAAGGGTGGAGAGTCTCAACTGAGAGCGGACTTCCCCAGGTATCAGGAAGACACCGGAACGCCGATTTACTTCTATTTCACTGGAGGGTCGTCCAAGACGATTGGATTTTCCCCTGTCCCAGACTCTGCAAAGTCCTATCGGTACTATTACCAGAAGGACGTGAACGTCTCGAACGCCTCTGACCAGCTTCCGTTTGTCACGGTCACGGAATGCCAGACGTTCGTTCGGATGTGCGCTCGGATGTTCAAGTACCTCCGTGCCACTCCCCAGGTTCGGGAAGGCTTGTTCCCTGCCGGCGTAGAGCGAGACCCCGTAATCCTTGAGTCGAGGGCCACTCTTTCGGCCCTGCTTAACCCCCTCCCTGATAAGCAGCATTACGGGAAGCGTTATGGCCGAGCTTAGGTTTGGGGGCGGGATTAACCAACTAGACGACGAACTGGTTAACGACGATGAATGTATCGAGGGGGAGAACTTCCTTCTTGACGCTGAATCGAGGCAGTTTCGTCCTCGGCCGTCGTTTGACCTCAAGGGAACTGCGCCGAATGGGTCGGAGGTTTATGGGATATGCCAACTCATAAAGCGGGACGATACGGAAACTACCCTTGTTCAAGCCGGTGATATTGTCTACTCATGGAACGGAGCTAGCACGTTTACTCCCGTCGGGACGGTTACAACGTCAACCAGACTCCGTGATTCGTATTGGTCGCTTGATGATGTCTTGATCATCACGGACCTTGGGCTGTCCACCGTAGTGAAACAGTGGAACGGTTCTAGTTTCGCAACGATGACCCACGCCATCTCGGGCGTGACGAATCTTTATGCCAAGTATTCGATTGTCTGGCAAAACCGAGTTTGGTTGTTCAACGTCAAGACGGACTCGACCAGCAACCCTCATGTGATTCTGGCGTCTGAGTTCAACAATTACGATAACTACAATAACGCCTGGACGCCTACCAGCACGACCCTGACGTCTTCTGCGCCGTTCTTTCTGGTCATCCCGGACAATCGACCCATCAATGGTGTCGCGGCTTTCTACGACACTGTCGTAATCTCGACTGTTGATGGTCGATTGTTCCGGCTCTCTGGAACAGACGCCACAACCTACCGAATTGATGAGTTGT